AGAGTCTCTGGGAATGTTAATATTGTGTGTGACATATGCCTTTTTACCTTTATAAATAGTAATACATTTAATAACTATAGATCTATTTATATGGCTTACAAAGGCAAATACACAGTAAAGAACAAAAAGAAATACGTTGGTGACCCTACCAAGGTAACATATCGCTCATTGTGGGAGCGTAATGCATTCCGTTGGGCAGAGTCTAACCCACAGGTACGTGCATGGAACAGTGAAGAAGTTGTTGTACCATATAAGTGCAAGACCGATAATAAGCTGCATCGCTATTTTGTTGATATGCTCATTGAGATGACCAATGGCGAGATTATCCTTGTCGAGATTAAGCCAAAAAAACAGACACAACCTCCAAAGGCGGCACGTAAGACCAAGAAGCATTTAAATGAGGTAACCGCATACATCAAGAATACATCTAAATGGAATGCGGCACAGCAGTATGCCAAACATAAGGGTTGGAAGTTTCAAATATGGACTGAAGATACTTTACGCAATTTAGGTATCAAAGTGTTGAAAGGATAGTATAAATAGTATCATGGCAAGTTTATTCGACACATTACAGGCACAAGCATTCCGCGCAGGGGTCACTCCACGTACTAAGCAGTCACAACAATGGTTTCAACGTAATGTTAAAAAGCTTGGCGATGTAAGTGGTAGGACTGTACTCAAGGATGAAGCATTAAAGAAAACATCAAAGCCAAAGATCGGCGATATGGTTATGTATTTCTATGATCCAAAGCATAAGGCAACTCTACCATACTATGATAGATTTCCTCTTACAATTATGGTCGAACCAGCAGCCGGTGGATTCTATGGGTTGAATCTACATTACTTATCACCAAGTGTACGTGCAAGATTTCTTGATGAGCTCATGAAATTGGCTCCAAAGAATATGACAGACACTACACGGTTGCAAAGAATGAGATATAATACTTTAAAAGGTGTTAAGAAATATAAAGAGTTTGAGCCATGTTTTAAGCATTATTTAATGAGTCAGGTTAAGTCAAATATCGTGCGAGTTCCTATGACTGAATGGGAGATTGCAATATTCTTACCCACTGAGGAGTTTAAGAAAGTTAAGTCACAATCAGTGTGGAGATACTCAAGGAAAACATACGCATCATGAACAGTATAGACAATCTAAAGTCAACAATAGCTAAGAAAGGCGGTCTTGCAATGCAGAACCGTTTCCAAATATTTTTTACACCGCCTACTGCAAACAGTATCAAGGCATTACTTAACTCTGAACCTAAAGATTTAGTAGGAGCTATTGCAAAAAACGCAATATCAGGCGGTAGCCTAAAAAATATGATACCTGACCCTCGCGATATATCCATTTTATGCGAATCGGTTCAATTTCCAGGCAGACAGATAACTACGATGGACTATATAGCAGACAAACAAGGTGTTAAGGTGCCTTACGGGGTAATAAACGAAGATGTTACTATGTCATTCTTACTAACTAATGATTATTATATGAAGAATATGTTTGATGCATGGTTAAGTGGTATAGTTGATGTCGAAAACTATAGAGTAGGCTATAAAAAAGATTTTACAACTGATGTAGTTATACAACAGTTAAATAGTAAAAATATTCCTGTATACGGTGTACGATTGGAGAATGCATTTCCGATTACTGTATCAGCGGTATCTTTGGACAATAATAGTGAAAACACTGTCCAAAAAATGAGTGTGACTTTGAGTTACGATAACTATGTGCCAGAGGATATAGTAGATACAGCAATATCTGCTGCAACATCCATTGGCGCAACAATTGGTATTTAATATAATAGGAGAATATAATGGCATTACCGAAAATAAGTGTTCCACGGTATGATATAGAATTACCATCTACCGGTAAAACACTAAAGATGAGACCGTATCTTGTAAAAGAAGAAAAGGTATTAATGATTGCATTAGAGTCTAGCGACCCTGCGCAAATCACACAGGCAGTAAGAGATGTTATCAGTGTGTGTTATAATTTAGACAGTCTTGAAGACTTGACAACATTTGACATTGAGTATCTATTCTTACACCTTAGAGGTAAATCTGTAGGCGAAGAAATGGATCTACAGATTAAATGTGAACATTGTGGAGAGTTAAACCCTCTACACGTAAATGTTAACGATATAAAAGTAACAAATGTAGATAATGATAATATAGTGATGGTGACAGATGACGTAGGTCTAAAAATGAAGTGGCCATCAGTTGAAACGTTTGGTACACTTGATGTTGAGAAATTAAACACCGTTGAGGGCTTAATGGAATTGGTTATAGAGTGTATTGAAAGTATATTTGATAATGATGCAGTGTATGATGCTAAGCAAACATCTAGGAAGGAATTAGTTGAGTTTATTGAGAATCTAAACTCAGAACAGTTTAAGAAAGTTCAGGCCTTCTTCCAAGATATGCCAGTCATCGAGCATGTAGAAGAGATTGTATGTAGTAGTTGCGGTGAGAAAAGCAAGGTAGAACTGAGAGGTCTACAAAGTTTTTTTTCATAGGCCTCTCACATGAGAGTTTAATTAATTACTACAAAACTAATTTTGCATTAGTACAGCATCACAAATATAGTTTAACTGAGCTCGAAAATATGTTACCGTGGGAGAGGCAGATATATGTTAGCCTATTACAGCAACATATTGAAGAAGAAAACGAAAAGATTAAACAAAGGAAATCGCGATGACTGAAGAAGTAAAAAGAAATGACCATCCAGCAGATACTAATGGTGATGGTAAGGTAACTGACGAAGAACATGCAATGTATCTTGAATTTAAGCGTAAAGAGCTTGATGATCAAGACGCAATGCGAGATGCACAAAGAAAAATGGCTTGGTTTGCGCTAGGTGGTATGTTACTATATCCGTTTGCTGTAGTTATAGCATCTCTAGCTGGATTAGACCAAGCACAATCAACACTAGGATCTATGGCTCCAACATATTTTGTTGCTGTAGCAGGTATTGTAGCAGCATTCTTTGGTGCGCAAGCCTTTACTAAAAAATAGGAATAAGCCATGGCTGACGACAACAATACAGATTTTCAGAAATTAGTCGATTTAATGGCCGAAAATAATCGTGCCACATCAGAAATTGAACGCGATGGTAGAAATACACGTCGTCATTTATTAGAAATGAAAAATATGCAAACTGTTGCACTCGACACATCAAAGAGTATGGCTACTGTATTTGATAATTTCTTTGAAGCCATGGATGCCAATGCATTAAGTAATGCAGAAAAAGAAAGTGAAAGAGCATCTATTTTTGAAGATATGAGAGATACTCTTGCTGGCGGTATCGATGTAAACACTTCTTCTGGTAATGACGTTTCATCAAAAGATGGTAAAGGTCTAATGGGTAAGCTTGGCGGTATGATGGGTGGTGCTGCAATGGCAGCCGGTGCATTACTTGCAGGTGTCGGTATTGGTGCAGCTGGATTGACCTATGCAATGGGTAAAATAGAAGAGCTGGATACAACCAAGATTAAAGAAAACGTTGATGATCTATTATCAATGGCCGAATCAGATAGAATGACTGTCGCAAACGTAGCGGGAGTCGCTGCTACAATGACTGCATTGGGTGTTGGTCTTGCTGCATTTTCAGTAGGTGCTGGTGCATCCGCCGCTATCGCCAAATTTACAGAAGGTAGCAATTGGCCTCAAGAAATAAAAGATAACGTTACTACACTATTATCTATTGGAGATATTCCAGGTATGGGCGGAGATGCTGCTGCTGTAACTGCAACATTAACTGGCCTTGGTGTTGGCCTAGCGGCATTTGGTATAGGTAAAGCGGCTGATGGCGTTGGTACTGCAATATCAACCTTTGCATCTGGTGATAATTTTGCTGACAATATTAAGAAAGAAGTAGAAACATTATTGTCCATTGATACTGCTGGAGTATTTGAGACCGCTGGACTAGTAGCAACTCTTACCGGTTTAGGTGTTGGTTTAGCAGCATTCTCAGTAGGTAAAGGTACTGCTGGTGTTGCAGATGCAGTAACAAAATTCTCGGGTGAAAATTTTGCAGCAGACGTTAAAAGAGAAGTTGAAACATTACTATCAATCGATACAGGTGCTAAAGGTGATGTTAGTGGATTTGTAAAAACTATGACTGCTTTGTCAGCTGGTCTTGTAGCTTTTGCAATAGGTAAAGGTAGTGCTGGAGCCGCAGATGCTCTTACTAAATTTACATCTGGTGATAACTTTGCAGAGGATATCAAAAAAGAAGTTGATACATTATTAACTATTGGTGATGGCGCTGATCTAGAGAGAACTCTAGCTGCTACTGGATCTCTTACTGCCCTCGGTGCTGGATTAACAGCCTTTGGTGCAGGTAAAGGTGTTAATGCACTTGCTGATATTGGTTCATCGATTGTAGGATTCTTTACTGGATCTAAAAGCCCAGTAGAACAAGCAATTGAAGTAGGCGAAAAGGCTGATACGATTCAGGCTGGTGCAGATGCATTTAGTGCCTTTGCTGATGTATTTCAAAGAATGTCTACAATGGGTGAAATGTCATTTGGAGATATGGATGAAGCAATTGAAGACTTAGATCAATATACAAGGACATTAGAAACTATTCTACAAGGTGGTACATTAACTGATGGATTTAACTTTGAGACTGACGGCTTAGCAAATCTTACACAAGACGTAGATAAAGCTGTAGCTAATATTAACAGAGTCCGAGGTGCATTACAACTAGAACAAAATGATAGTGCCGTGGTTCAAGGTGCTAGTAATGATCAAGGCAGTAAAGTTGTTAATCTTTCTGCCGAAAATATTGAGTTAAGATTCCCTGAAAATGTCGGTACTGGTCAATCAAACAATGTAGCCGTTGCCGATAATAGAAGTACTGCATCTAGTGTAACTACTAACGTAAACATGACTCCTAATGATCGAGCATCATCTACTGTAGCTGGTCCATACGGATAAAAAAAGGGACCCGAAGGTCCCTTAAAAATCGCCATTTTGCCCGCGCTCTTCCCGAGCGCTTTTTAAGACATGCATGGTCTTTTTATTATCTCCTGTTTAGTATATATTGCTAAACAAT